GCCGCGTTTAAGCAAACACTTAAGCAAGGCACCAGGACCGTCTAATTTATCAGACGGTAACCTGGAGGAAACAACCCAACCCTTAACCAAAGGGGAGTGTAGTTTCTTGCACATTTTCTCAGTCTCATAACCAAGAAAGGAGGTGCGACCTAGCACTGAGGAGGAATCATCGACATACGGGAACCAGTAAAGAATTCCCTCTAGTCGTTGATCCAACCATTTCGTAGCTCTCCAGCAGCCAGCCTTGTAAAGCTGGTTACGAAGAGAAACTGCAGAAATGACCTCAGAAGCGTGCTCCCGTGCAGAAGGCAATACTCTGCGACACTTGACAACAGATACGTCAGTGCCGTCATAGTACTCCTTCCCACAAGACTCTCTGAATTTACCAATCCAGAAAGACTTGGCCGCTCCAACTTGAGCACCAAAATGCTCAAGAGAGTGGACAACGGAATGCACAGAATCAGTGGGGATAATGATATCGTCCCCATAGATTCGGACCATACCACGAAATCGTTTAATATCCGATTTCGAGGTAAAACGGGTGTTGAGCGCTTGCTCAATTCCAAGAAAGGTCAATGTCAAAAAGACCATTGCCTCAAACGGAAAGCAAAGCGCTGAACCCATAGACGCGAACTTGGACAAACGGATAACACCGTGTCCAGGAACGACAGCCTTACGGCTCCTACATGCTTCAACCGCCCCTAGCAGTTCGGGATGGTTATGCAGTAGTTGCCTTATTAGCTGATTCGAGACCCTATCGGACGCCTCACTAAGATCTAGTGTGGCAAGTGACCCATTTCTGGATCCCTCCCGAGCCAAGAGCTGGTTAGGTTCTTGGGATTCAGTTCCGATAAACTCACGGAGATAACTCTGTGAGATAGATGTATTAATAGCATCGAGGACGGCCTGTTGTGCGTACTGCATACAGGTCGGCTCAACTGCTATAATACGTGGGGTCTTCTGCGTCTTAGGAACGGTGATCACTTTAACAGGGATCTCCGCTCCGGGTTCTAGGTGGTGGACATCGTCAGGATGCTCGTAATAACGAGCATTTGGAAAGATATAATCCCCAGCGGGGAAATACCTCTCCAGACGATCGGTCCAGGTACGGGAGTCGTACTTCGCGTTACCGCGAATACGATCTGCCGTTGCACCTGGTCCGTGCTTCGGGACCAATTCAAGAGCCGCGACCTTCCGGTCGAGGTCCAAGAACGTGTCTCGAAACAACAGGGATGCCATTCGTCGGAACTCTCCGTAATCGGAGCTTTCCATCCGTGCGTCATTCCTGGCCACCTCCTCATCACATTGGACGTATCCATCCATGGCTGCTTTATCTCGTGCATCACTGCACGGAATAAGCATCTTGCTATAGATCAAAGTCAATTGTCTAATAGCAAGAACTGCATCCACGTTTGGATCGGACAACAACACACCGCTATTTCGATCAAACACAAGATCGAGGAAACCTCCGAGAAATCGGGGGAGACCTGCATGCCAGGAAAAACCCTGGAACATGTTGCGATCTACAATCCCTTGGTCAAGACTTTTTTGGAAGTCCTTTCCAAAGGATGGTAAGGCTATCGTGAGAAACGATAGTCCCTCGTGTTTGGTTCGACCCGTGACGGTTTTTACGTCACAGGTGGTGCTTGTGCGACATCTAATCGCCATATCTTCGGCGATTATTTTCCAGAGCAATATCAGGCTTTTCAAACTGCCTCCTTATATAGAGGTCGGTTTCCTTAGCCTAATATTATTGGCTCTGACTACTGAATTATGGTAGTCAGAAGAGTAAGACCGCCCACGCAGCCGATTGTAAAGGCTACGAGGATGACCAGGAGCAGAATCAATGTATTATGATTCGTGTTCATCTGGTTCACGGTTTCTCCTTTCTCTCGTGATTCGCGAAGTAAATGAACAATAACAAGTTCATAAACTTCGACCTTGTCCGCGAGTGTGGGTCTAAGACTCACTCCCGAGGAGTTTGGTAATGATTACGCTTGAGCTAGCCTGGAGGGCTTCAATGAAGCCATCGTAGACTGCTTTTGCGTCAGCATTCGTGAAACCGGCCGAAGGCCGGTCAAACACGAGGTACGAGGACATGGAAACTTCCACGTTCTGCGTACTAATGAAAGGATCCGCCGTGATCTTACTCACGTCGACCCTCACAACTTGCCGTTTTCTGCGACCATTGGTCGTAGCGAGCGACAATTTGATAAGTCCATCAGCGGACTCATACAAGCTCTCGAAGTTTCCAGTGGAAACTCGCGGGAGTGATGTAGTAGTACCGCTGATTTTAATGGACTGTGGATCGGCCAATGCCATTAGGCATGCTCCTGTTCTGCCTCAGTAACTGAGACATAGATGGTTTCAGTACAACTGGGCTACAATAGGCTAATACCTAATGCAGCGGCTATGGCGATCTGGGTGGCTGACAAACCTCCCAGAGTTACGCCAAATCCAAAGGGGTTAGCCGATCTCCTTACCTTACTCACCAAGTTATAGTGAGAAGGAGGGGGATCGCAAGCTCCTAGTGGCGAACCTGCCACGGGGGAACCTGAGTTCGTGATATTCATGGAATGTTCTTCCATCATATATCCGTAACGCATAACCAGGCCCTGGTTAACAAAATTGGTGACATTATGTATAACATCGCCAGTATTTGAGAACCAGTCGACGGCCCAGCTCCATGGAGTTAACTCCCAGAGAACATCTGGCGTAAGTGATATGCCGAATAGCTTATCGGCTTCGTCGCCTGTGCGTGCTACGTTTGACCAAGAGTCACTTCGGTCAGGGACGCAGTACGTAAAGGCGCCTTTAAACCACTTACGAGTCGAAACCTTAATCGACTGAGTCATGTCCAATGGTGCTACCCAACCTTGTGCCACGGGAAGCGAGCCCCAGCCATCACCTCCGAAATAGGAGGTTGCTGGGTATTCGTTAGCTATGTCACGGGTTGAGGTAGACTCCTCAATGGGGAACTCAAAGCCACGGCGGACGTTCCGACCACTATCACGACGATATTGTTTTAAAATATCACGTGAATTGCGAACACTGTTCCCAACTCTGAGAACATCGTTCACTAGTGGAAACCAACCGAACTCAGCGTTCAGAAATTCTGAACCTGCTGCTCGGAGGATTTCGGTGCGTCTCTTCCAGGTATGAACACCAGGTAGGGAGGGTAAACCCTCCCGATGGAGTTCTGCCAGGGCTGTGCCTAACTCAGCGTTCGGGTTTGTCGGTGCACACAGCGATATAGCTGTTGCCCCATCGGTGTCCAGGTTGGATGTATCATCCGATCTGAATCCTTTGGGGTTATAGTTTATACCACTGGGTAGCGAGGAACTTGGCATTGGCGTTCCGAGATCAGCAACAAATTGAAAAACGTTGTTGGTCCCAGATTGCCTAGCGAAGTGTTGCATCGGGTAATCCCGTTGCAACCGGCTCGTATAAAACGGGCCACCTCCATTATAGGTACCATTTTGGTTCCTAGAATGACCTTCCGAGCCAGTAGTCTGACTCCCCATCTCACATTTAAAAGGTTCCGAATATTCTTTAAACGTGTTGCCTTTGTCCATGGAAGTTTTCCACGAACCAGACAACCCGTAGAATTTTCGAGACCTATATGAGAGGGACATTGAGGGTAGCTCCTTCTTTCTCCGTTAGGAAA